GCCGGCCGAGAGCGACTGGTATTTTTGTACGATGGAGTACCGCGTGAAGCCGAGGGAGCCGAGGGAGTTGCGGGAGGAAGACCCGGCCCCGATCACGCTGCGGTTGACGAAGTACAAGGCCGGGGTGCTGAAGTGGTTGTGTTGCGAAGCCATTGGCGGGAGCATCGAGGGGCCCCGCGGTGTATTCTCGGACGGGCATGAAAGCATCTACAGGCAGCTCGAACAACAGGGGGTACAGGAATGGCCGTGCAAGACCAAGTGGATGGATGGTCAACTCAAGCTGGAGCCTGTTACATGAACCGCTGTGCAACCTGCCACTGGTGGTCTACCGCGACGATGACCAAGCTGCGTCCCGGCTGGCGATTGTGCGTCTGGCACAACGGCACGAAAGGCACCGAAGCCCAAACGCTCGACTGCGGCCGGGCTACGCTCCGGACGCACGAGACGTTCGGCTGCCCGAGTTGGGAACAGGATAGGCGAGAGCACGATGAACCGAATGAGCCCAATAAGCCACCTACCGGCGATGACTGACAACCGCACTCACCCAACGGCCACGGAGGGCCACAAGATGCGGCAGATGATTCCAGAAGCCGTCGAAGAGCAGGCCCGGCAAATGCGGGCTGCCGGCGAGACCTATCGAGCAATCGCTCACGCGCTCAAAATCTCCCGCGTGATCGTGCTGGAAATCTGCAAGCGGCCCGAGCAGCGAGCACAACGCCGGGCGACTGCCGTGGCCGCTGCCGAGAAGGCGAGACGCCGCCGGATCGGGCTTGACCAGCCGCGGGCCCGTCCCGGCAAACCACACCGCGGCGGTGGCAGGGAGCAACCACCCGCCGGCACTCGCCCCACCATCCCGCCGCAGATCGATTGCCGGCGTGCTGGCCGGCGGTGGTGCGAGCAATGCCGCGCGTGGGTGCTTGTTGCGCCGTGTCCGGCATGCGCTGCCCGCGACTGGCAACGGCGGCAGGGGCGGCAACGACAGGAACAACGGCAGGCAGAGGATCGGCGGCAGGCGGGATCTTCGGGCACACAACCGACACTCCCCGCAACGGGTGGGGTGGTACACTAAGCCGAAAAATCCTCGTTGACCATTTCGCCGCTTTTTGTTCGGTTGGCGGCTGTTGGATTCTGCCAGAGTGGGCCGGACCCACAAACTAGGTTCACGGGCAGGTCGCAGGGACGCACCTGTCCGCCCTCCCACTAACTGGCAGGACCCTCGCCCTGGCAACGGAGTGTCGATCTTTCGGGGCCTTCTGGCTCCAGGAGCTTCCCATGCGAGACTACCACCGCGCGTCCGTCCAAGGTCTGCCCGCCAGTCGCCGACTTCTCCACCTCGCGATCGCGGCAATCGTCATCGGGCTGGCCGGCCACCTGATCTACGCCGCCGGGCAGGACGCCGCCACGACGCCGGCCCAGGCCCGGGCCGAGACCCAGACTCAGGCCCAGGCCCAATCCAAGTCCGTCGCCGAATCGACCCCGGGCTCGATCCAGTCTGCTGTCGACCCGGACCTCAGGTCGGCCTTCACGCCGGACGATCCGCAGCGAGCCCCATGGCACCCTTCGCCGACACCACGCCAGCCGTACCAGCCGTACAACCCGGTTCCGCAGCCCCGCGAGGTTGCCGCCGACCAGATTACGGCCGACCAGATTACGGCGAAGCGGATCATTTTGGACGGCACTAGATGCAAAATTATCCTGGACGTTCAGGACGATCAACCGGGAATCACCGTCTACAGCAAACGCACCGGCGAGATTGCCAGGCTGTGCGTTATCCAGGACGGCCGTGCGGTCGTGGGAATCCACGATGCGACAAGTCCCAAGTGGTCGGCGGGTCTCTACGCCAGCCGCGGAGCTGGCATGCTCCAACTGTACGAACCGGAACACCGAGGGGCCTGGACGCTCACGGGATCGGCCATCGCCAACCAGCCGTGCCCGGTTCCGCGACAACCGCAGCCCCAGCCCCGGCAACCCTACTCGCCTTCGCCATCGCCCTACTCGCCGGCATGGCCTTACGGGACGGACTAATGCGACCGACACGACCGATTCACCTGCGGCTCACGCTCGCCGTGCTGATCGTGCTGCTGGCCGTGCCTGCCCCGGCCAAGGTCCATCATTTTCTGATGCCGCGCGAACAAATGGCACGGTTCCGCAACATCCCAAACCCGGCCAACGGCGAGGGATCGTGCGTTTTCGCGTCATCGGCCTGTGCGGGCGCCCACGCGGGAATCGCATCGGCCGAGTATTTCCTGGAAGATCACCCTAGATTCGGTCCGGCCGTCCTGGGCGGAGCGTGGCCCGAGCGGGTCGAGCGCGAGTTCGCCAAACGCAAAATCCCCATCTACAACATCGAGGGCAGCCAGACCATCGAGTGGATTCAGTGGGCCCTCAAACGCGGTCACTATGTCCCGATTACTTACGGCGTCGCTCACATGATTGCGGCGGTTGGCGTCAGCGAGGACGCTCAAACGTGGTGGATATGGGACAACAACTATCCAACCGAAGTTCGCAAGGTCTCGCGGTCGGTCTTCATCAAGGAACATCGGCGGTTTGGCGGCGGCTGGTGCGTCATCTTCAAGCGCGGGGGCCCGCCGCCGTGGGTATGGCCGAAGCAGATTCACGTTGATCACCTACTGGCACGTAAACCGTGATGCCACACTGGCCGAGATCATGTTTCCGTGTCTGCTGCGTGAGGATTCGGCTTGCGTGGCGGAGGTGGAGGAGGGCAAGCCGAGTTCGAGGCGAGGTTCTAGCATGACGGCCTGGCTCACCAAACTCCTGACGTTCTTTGCCGCTGACACTGCCGGCACGGCCGCGAAACTAGTGCGGCCGGCGATGCTGGCCGCATTCGGAATCTTCGCCGTGCTACTTGGAGCCATCGGCGGTTGTCAGGTCGGCTACCAACTCGGCTACCCAGTGATCGGCGTGCTGGCGGGAATCGCAGTCGCGTCACTCGTCGCGTGGCGAGTGTCCGCACCGACAAACCCAGGATACGACGAAGAGGAGGAAGACGACAATGACGCCAGTTGACATGATCCAATTCGCCTTGATCGCCGCTCTGATCGTCACGGTCGGATGGGGCAAGATGGTCGCGGCCGTCAAGGCACTCATCACCGGCAAGTAGTTCACGCTGACCACGACGACCACAACGACCCGCACTGGCTCCACGCCACCAACAGAAACCGAAAGGCCCGAAATGCACTGGATCCTCGCACTCGCCGCGATGACATTCGCAGCGACCGAAACACCGGACAAACCGACGGCTCCGCCACGCGCTCCGCAAACCGTTCCATCGGAAGCCACGCCGGGGACCACGCCGGAAGCCACGCCGGGAACCGTGGCGCTGCCGGATGCATGCGAGCGGAGCGGCCGGGACACGCTACTGGAACGCGAGTGGACCGCCGGTGTGAAACTGCCGCCGGACAAGCAATCGTTCGGCGAATCCGCAATGGCAGTCGGTGCCGATGGCGTGGTCACGCAACTGTCAACGCCCGACCACACGTTTAGCGGATTCGTCTCGGAAAACCTCCCGCCCACCGACCGGGGGCAGTGGCGATTGGTCCTGTTCTGGGATTCGCGAGACCCCGAGTCGAAACTACTCAAAGCTGACCTGGAGCGCAACGAGTCACTGCGAATCATTCGTGATTGGTGCCTATTTACCGAGATCGACCGTTCGGCCGACCCGAAGTCGCTGACCAACGATGCACGAATCCTACAGCACAAGTTCGACGCATCCGGCAAGGAATTGCCGACCCTCTTGGTATTCACGCATCCCGACCATCCTACTTTCGGCGATCCGGGAGCCGGCGGCTGGGAATACGCCTTCGAGAGGTCTGGCTACGGGGGCGATGCCGGACTTCTTGCACGCGACCTGTATCAGGCACTCTACCGCACCTACCAGCAGCACGGCGTCGCGGTGGAACAGTGCCCGGGCCCGTACTGTCCGGTCGAACCGGACAAGGACGGGGCCGACCCTTGGAACCCCGCCCCGCCCAATCAGGACGACTGGGCCGTTCCGCCACTCCCGGTATTGCCAGTCCCGCCGCCCCGCGATGTTGTCCGCAATCTATGGGATAAGTACGACGTTTGGATTGTCGGGGCCGTTGCCACGGTTATTTTGATCATCATGCTCCGGAGGCGAAGCCGCGCCGGCGACGACACACTCGCAGGCAGCGTGATTTTACTGGCGTGCCTGTGTTCCAGTTCAGCCATTGCGGGCGAGCCGGTTGCACTCGACGTGCCGGTAGAGGTGGAGGTTGTCACGCCCCCAATCGACGAGCCCCAGCCACCGGAACAACCGCCGGCATCGGCTGATTCACAGCCTGCCAGCGACACCGATCCGGAGGCCACTGACGACACCGAACCGGAGGCCGACGACGGCAGCTCAAACACGGCCGACGGCAGGCCCAACACGGTGGAGCAGGCGTACATGCGACCGCCGATCCCGCCGGGCTGGACGTGGATGCAGGACGTGGTATCCGATGCCGTCAACAAGGCGTTCGACGACCCCAGGCACGACGTCCAGGGATTGCTGTTGGACAATCTTATCACGATTCGCAATGACGCGAGCGGAGCGATAGCCGGTGCCAAGGACGAAATCGAATCCAAGGTCCGCATGCTGCGGCAGGCGTTGTTTGTGAGCATTGCCGTCAATATCTTGACGTTGGCTGGCGTTGTCACGTTGCATGCCAAACGTGCGACTGCCGAATCATCGTCCCGGCTGCGAACCAGGGTGAAGGCCAGCCGCCATTAAGCCCGACCACCACTCAATGAACCCCGACCACTACGTCGCGGATGACCTGTTGCAACAGCTCTCCGAGCTAACGCGAGATCTTGACGTCGACCACGAGGAGTGGCAAGCGTCCCTCGACAGATCCCGCGAATTACTCGGGACGCTGCCGGGTAGGACAGACGTAACGCCAACCACCACTACCGGAGACCTATCATGAGCGAACGGCGGGAACAATTACTCCACGCGACCGACCACCTGATCGAGACGTGGAACCGATGGTGTGACGATCCGGAAACCACGTTCATCACCCGCGACTTCGAGGAGGCGGTCAACGACTGCCTGTTGGTTTTCAGCGACGGCTCGATCCCGGGCGACCTTCGTCGGCTATGGCATTGCGTCGGCAGCCTGGCCGAGCACTGGCAGGCGTGGCTGGAGCGTAACGAAGAGGCGCCCGGCAAGGCCCCGGTCCCCGTGGGCGACTTCTGGTCCGCGTTGGAATCGGTCGCCGCCCAGCGAGCCGAGGCAGACCGGCCGCCAATCCGGCACCTCGAAAGCATCGCCCAGCTCGATGCGCAGAAGGTCGGTGATTCGCAGATCTGCAAAATCTACGGTTTCGTGGACGCGGAGGGCCGGCCCCGTGTGGACATACTGGCCGAGGAGCGGGCCTACCCCGGCAAGCACACCGGCCCGAAGACCGGCTGGCTGCCGCCATACGAGCGGCGCCGGCGGCAGGCCGACCAGCAGCGAAACGAGGCGATGGAGCGGATTCGCGAGGCAAGAGAATCCAAGATCAGGCACCTGACGGCCGTTGCCCCGGAGACCATCGAGGAACTTGCCGGCCAAGGCGTCAGCGGCAATCAAATCTGCCAGATGAAACGGATGGACCGCGATGAGCTGGAGGCGTACTGCCGGCAACACGGGCTGGACGTGAAATGGCGGGCCGAGGGGGTGTACGGGATGCTTGGGGTGGCGGACTACGAGCCGCCCGAAGAGCCGGAGAAAGTGATCGGCGACGACGGCTACACCGTGACGGACGACGAACGATTCACCGGGACGGACAGCGAACCGGCCGTCATCGACGAGGAGCCACCGACCGCCAGCCAGTCCGCCGAAACCGTGCTGGCCCGACCCGACACCACGGGCATGACTCTCGACCAAGAGATCGTCGAGTATGCCCAGGCTGGCTTCGAGGAATCCGACATCGCCGCGGCAGTGAGCCGGCCCGACGCCAAGGTGACGGTCCCGAAGGTCCGCGCGATCCTCAAACGATGGCGGAAAGACCCCGACGCGTTCCTCGCTGCGGCGGAGGAGTGATCGGTCCATGCCCGTCGGACACAACGGAGACCCGGAGCGTACACGGGTCCGCCAAAAGGCGTTTTTGAATGCTTACGCCCAGTGTGGCACTATTTGCCACGCGGCGAAGGCGGTCGGGATGCCCGCGAGCCTGCATTACCTGTGGCTCCAATGCACCGCAGAGGATGGAGGCGCCACCTACGCAGACAGGTTCGCCGAAGCCAGGCGGGCATATAACGACGTGATCCGGCGGGAAATCGCCAGGCGTGCTATCGACGGCCTGGAGCGACTGAAGTTTTACAAGGGGATGCCGATCCTCGACCCTCGCACCGGCCAGCCTTACCGAGAACGAGAGTATTCCGATCAGCTCCTGACGCTGTTGGCGAAGTCGAGGATGCCCGACGAGTTCAAGGACCGGACGGAGAGCAAAGTTACCGCCGACGTGTCGGCTCGCGGAGACTTGCGGACAGTCGGACCTAATACGATGCACAAGCTGCGTGAGGCATTGCGGTACGTCACACAGGCCGACCGGGCCGAACAGACCGAGCAGACTGACCAGGCCGACTAGGCCAGCCACCCCGCCGGCGAACCACCTTGATGATGGTAGCTACCGACCCACTTTGGCTCGACTCCGACCCGTCGGCGCTCGCCGCCCTGGACGATGATGCCCTATCGTCGATTCTGGACGCCCACTCACGTCGTGAGGCATGGGCTACCTGGACGCCGCGACCCGATGCGCCGGCTGACTTCGACCAGCAAACCGCGTTCGTCGAGGCGCGCGACCTAGTGTCGATTGCCATGGGGGGAAACGGTTCCGGCAAGACGGCCGCCGCCGCGAAAAAGTGCGCGGACTTCCTGCTATCGACGCCCCCGCCACGGCCCGATACTCCGTTTTGGGTTATCGCGGAGAATTACACGCAGGTTTGTTCCGTTTGCTGGGGCGAAAAACTCTGGGGTGGGAACGGCGACTGCGGGGGCAACGCGGGCTTTTTGCCAAAATGGGAGATTGATTGGGACCGCGTGGTGTGGCTCCGGCCGCGCCTGGGGTGGCCGTTGATGGTGCCACTCAAACCGTGGCCCGACGGCAACAACTGGATGCTGGAATTCAAATCCTACGAGCAGGGCCGCGAGGCCATGCAGGCCCGCAGCATCGGCGGATTCTGGTTCTCGGAACAGTTCCCCTGGGGTCTTTTCCTGGAAGTGCTCCGCGGCTGCCGCGAGTACATGATTCCTGGCGGGCAGTTCTGCGAGTTCACCCCGATCGATCCCGAATTGTGTCTCGCCATCGAGGCAATCATCGACGACCCGCCGGACGGCTGGGGGTTTTACCGGCTGAACACCGAGCGGAACCGGGCCAACCTGGCGGCCGAGTGGTTCCAACAATTCTTCGACGCCGTGCCGGACGAAATGTTGGCGACGCGGCAGACGGGAGCCCTTGCGACGTTCGAGGGAGTGATCTTCCAGGGATTCAACCCGGCCGTACACGTAACCGATGACGATTCGATGGTGTGGCTCCCAGGCACGACACACCACCGGGCATTCGACTGGGGGGCCAGCGTCGAGCACCCGTTCGCCGGCGTCTGGGGATGCTACGACGGCATCGGCGACTGGCTGATCTATGACGAATACTGGGACATCTCGCAGGACAAAATCACGCAAGACCACGCGGCTGCCATCATGGCCCAGTCGATTGCCTGGGGCTGGCCGGCACCGGAATGGTTCCTGACGCCAACCGAGCGGCAAAAGCCGTTCGTGACTGACGCGAGGCGGCTTGTGCGGGAGTTGCGGCCGCGGTGGAACGGCAGGGCCGACCAGTGGGACATTCGCGGCACCGGAGGCGTGAGCTACCGGGATTCATTCGCCGATCCCAGCCGGCCCGGCGAAATCAATGCGTTCAACCAGTGGGGCATTGTGACGATGCCGGCGGCGAACGAGGTCTACAAGGGCATCGACATGGTTCGCGGATTCCTGAAATCGAGGCCGCAAACCGGGATGCCGCGACTGCGGATCCACAGGCGATGCAAGCACCTCATCGAGGAGGTGCGGAAGTACCGCTGGACGCGACAGCGGCCGAACCAGCGGTGGACCACGGCGGCCCCGAGACCGGTGCCGCTCAAAAAAGACGACGATACCGTGGACGCCCTGAGATACCTGATTGCCAGCGTCGAGCGGGCCCGCGGTCTTCGCCCGTCATCCGCACAATCGCACGTCATCAGTCAGACCCGGCCGGAGGTCCACCTGGACCGCGGTCGGTCGGATCGGGACCGGAGTGGGCCCGCGGCAGTGACCGCGGGCCGACAAGGGTGGTTTCGGAAGTAGGAGCGACAGCATGCCCTCTCCCCTATTCGCAGAAGCCGGCCGGCAGGTCAAACGGATGCTCACCGAGCAGTTCCGGCGGTCGCAGTTCGGCCAGCTAGCCCAGCAGGTGGCCCGCACCCGCCGCCGGCCAGCCGCAGGGGAGCAGGTGCGGTACGCCCTCCGGCAGTTCCGGCGACAGGCCACCGACCCGACGGCGATCATTCGCGGGATGATGGGGGCGGAGTTCGGCCAGGTGGTTCACCAGTTGAGGCGATACGCGAAGCGGGACGGCGATCACCAGCGGGCCGTGCAAGACTTCCTGGGGATGATGGGCCCGGCAGGCAAACTGATCCAGGGACTCGTCGGGGCCCCGGCCGGTGGCAGTACCGCCACAATCAATCGGGAAATCCGGCTCGCCATCGACCTGATCCGGGCGTTTGGCGGCGAAGTGTTGCCAGGCGAAAACTGGGGTTCCGTCGAGGACGTCGACCGCGGGCTCCAGGCCGCCCAGCAGCGATTGAGCGAGTTTGGGGTGGAGTTCCTGCCTCCGGGCGAATCGGAGCGAGGCACGGCCGCACGCAGGCCGACGTCGCCGGAAACGGAGCGTCGCAAGTTTGTTACCGCCGAGGGCAAGCAGTACGGCGTGCGGCCCGATCACCCCCTACTCACCGGCGAGATGGTTCGCACGCCGCGGAGCACGAACGTCTATGAGTTCGGCTACGACATCGAGTCGCTATTTCTCTACGTTCGCTTCCAGGACCACAGCGGGCGGAGCGGCGGTCGCCGCGGCGGTGGCGGTGGTGGGAGCCTAAGTGGCGGCGGGCCGCCCGGTGCCCTGTACCGCTACCACGGCGTCACGCCCCAAGAGTTCCTGTCACTCTACGCCGTGCGGAGCAAAGGCGGCGGAGGCGGGCCGGGCGATTGGGTATGGGACGTTTTGCGCGTTCGAGGCACCGTTCACGCCCACCACAAGGATTATGCTCTCGTCGGCATCATGGGCGGGTACGTGCCACGGAAGGCCACGGCCAGGCCCGTGTATCGGACCATAGGCCAGCGGGGGCAGACGCTCAAACGGCCGCGGAAGATCGGCGAGGAGCCGTGGTATGAGCAGCGGACGGTGAGAACACACAGCGGGCGGATGGTGACGAGCGTCTTGCCGACAGCACGGGCAATGGGACCTATGGGACCGAGGTAATCTAGGATGCCGACAACCAGATCCACGACACCGGGGGCCGCTCGGCCAGGCAGCAACGGCAACGGAAGCACCGGGGCCGCCAACGGCAACGCCAGCGGCAACACAAACCCAGCCGACGCCCTGAGCCGGTTTGCCAACAACCCGGTGCTCAAATCACAGCAGCCCGCCAGCGTGCTCGGTTCGGTCGCGGCAGCGGAGAAGCCGCCGTCGGATACGACTCGCGGTTCCGTCCCCAACTTCGGCGACTTCCTGTTGCCGCACGTCGTCACGTTCCAAGGCATCTTGTCATCGGTCTCCCGCGTCTACCGGCACTACGACGAGGCGATGAAAGCCTCGATGGAAAACGCCCGGTACATGCGGAACGACTTGATGGTGATGGAGCCCGTCGAGCAACGCCGCCGGGCCTGTGCGCTGTTGGGCTGGCACCTGGAAACGGACGACCCGAACCACCCGCTCGAAAAGCAACTCTGTGACGACATAACCAAGATCATCAAGCAGATTCCCTACTTCACGAAATTTCGCGAAGTGCTTTTGGACGCCGTGTGGTTCGGCAAAAATGCCGTCCAGTGGCGTTACGGCTGGAAAAAGATTCGCGGCGTGCAAATGGTCGCCGACACGTGGGGCAACCAGGTTATTGCCGACTGGAAGCCGTTGAACGGCGACAAACTCGTGTTTCGCTACGATGATGGAACGCGAGAGTATGATCCGAATCAGGTTGGTGTTCGCGTCGGGGCCGGCTATGCGCTGGGCGGCCAGCGCGTCGCAGACCGCGAAGACTCCGCGGGCCACCGCAAGATCGAGACGACCGATTACGGACTCGCCTACTTCCTGGAGCCGTGGGAACGGCAGTTGCTCGCAATCCACAAGCACATGGTCGAGGACGGCGAGTACGAAGACCCGATGTCCGCCGGGAAGATCCACGGGCTGGGGATTCGCAGCAGGATTTACTGGTCGTGGTACATGAAGCAGGAGCTTCACGCCTGGATGCTGGAGTTTTTGGAAAGGTCCGCGGCCGGAATCGAGGTGTGGTATTACCCCTGGGGCAATCCCGAGGCGGAAGAGAAGACCCGCAAGGCGGCAGAGGAGCGGATCGGCAACGCCCGCAACGTGATCCTAATGCCGCGGCCGATGGACGAAAACGGCAACGCTTACGGGGTCGAGATCATCCAGCCGAACATGGCGGGGGCCGATACGGTTGAGCGGATTCTGACGGAGTATTTCGGCGACCAGATCATGCGGTACGTCTTGGGGCAGACCATGACGAACAAGCCGCAGTCCGCCGGGCTGGGAAGCGACCTGCCGCAAATCCAACTCGGTAGCTACCTGCAAATCATCCGGTACGACGCGATCAATCTGGCCGAGACGCTGACCGACCAGGTAGTGCAGCCGTTGCTTCTGCGGAATTACCCGCAGTTCCACGACATTCCCGTCCGGTTCGTCATCGACACCGAGAGCGAGGACCTCGAGAGCAAGCTGAAAGCATGGAAGGACGCCTACGAGGTGGGGCTGAAGACGAAGGCCGGCGATTGGTACCGGCTAATCGGGGCGAGCAAGCCCGAGCAAGACGACGAGGTGATCCAAAACCCGGTGACGCAGCAGCAAGATCGGCTGTACCAGCAGTGGCTTGCGAGCAAGCAACAGCAACAGCAGGCGGGGGTGGGATTGGAAGGTGGCGTGCCCGGGATGCCTGGGGTGGAA